GACGCGCTCGTCAGCGACAGCTTTGCCGGCTTCGACAGGGGTCTTGCCCTTGGAGCCGGGTGCGGTGTAGATGATGGGTGCTGACTTGAACTGCCGTTCGGGGCCGTCCGCCTTGAGCACCATTTTTACGAATTCGGTAAAATCCATATCGCGCTGCCTTTTCAAGCCATCGGGGTTGCAACCGCCGACGACCATAGCTCGCGCGAATGGAGCTGCTCGGGCATGAAAAAAGGGCAGTGACTCGAAAGCCACTGCCCTAATACCGCCACAAAATCTTGACAGCAATTTCGGATGAAACTCTTGACAAGATGTCTATAAGGTCATAGTATTTCTCGTAGATTTTAGAAAGCTCTTTGACATTCTGACGCGCGATCTTTTCGGTGCTCAGGTCTGATGAAAAATGAAGGGATAACGTAGCTTTAGTTAGCTACAGGGGTTCTCGGCTCAAGTGTATGCTTGAGGGAGAGATGAATGATGTGGAGAAGATTCTCCGCTAAAATGGCGCAAAGGTGACCAGGGGTTGCAGTTGTTGATGGCTTAGTGGCGTGGCGCGCACGTATGTGCGCGTGGCATTGAGGAATGGTACAGACGGAGTAACCTGGATTGATCGTTAGCTTGAGGCATTACCCTTCATGTCGCCAAGCTGCTTTTTTTCCAATCCACAGCATTTTTCGACCGTTGGTATAGCTGGTCGATAATGCGGATCGCGTGCTCAGACTGTGCTATTTACAAGATTTGTAAAAAAAGCCAGTCGTGAACATCACGACTGGCTTTTTTTGTCTCAACAGTTCTCAGTGGGTCAGAACCACTGGAACGCTGACCCAGATGGGTCGGTAGTAGAGCAGGGACGGGTCGCCGAAGGTTTGCGTCCGAGGCGATCCGCCCTGGGTCTGGGGTCTTACCCTAGGGTAAAACCTCATGGGTCACGTGTGAACGTGGCCCACATGGGCAAATTCTAGCACACTAAGGCTAGAATTTTGCCTAGAAAGAGATGTGGAGCATGATAGCTTGGGTGATAGCCCTAGGTATCGTGGCTGTGCTTATCCTGATCCTAATCCTGCGGCTGGATAGAATCCAACTGCATTTCAGGAAGAAGTAGCAGCATAACCCAAACAGCGGCGTGCCATTAAAAGTACGCCGCTGTTTGGCTAACCACTCTGGCGGTACAAAAATGCGCGAATAGAGATGCTCGGGGCGCGTGCGGGATTTTTCAGGCTAGTTTAATCTAGGCTAATGAGCACAGTGGAAGCGTCAGTGGAAGAGTTCTGGGAGTGGTTCGACAACCGGGTGTACGGTATCGAGGTGCGTCGCGAGAAGATCAAAAGCATGCGGGAGCACGGATCCCCCGCGAGCCGCATAAAGCGCGTCGAGAAGAAGATCGCCAAGGCACGTCGCTCCATCTCGAACCGCGCCATACGCGACGGGTTTTGCGATATCTGGACGACGCTGCCTCAAATCCTATGACGTAGGCTTCGGATCTTCTTCCGACTGTCGGGCTGCAGTGGCGCTCCCTGCGCGCGCCTGCCCGATCTCAGCCGCCGGTACGACGCTGAAGTTCGTCGGCAGGTAGTAGATGTCGCCGTTATCGGCGGGCTTCTGGTTGACCTGCGCGCGGTACTGGTTGAGCGTGATTGCGCCGCCCTTCAAGCCCTCCATCGCCCGCTTATGCCGGTCATTCAAGTCCTCCTGTAACGCCATAACCGTGGTCATATCCCAGTGACAGCGAATCTTGCCCGCCAGGATGTCATCCCGCGATTCAAATTCGGTAAGCAGCGTGTGGGTCAGGAATGAGCGCCATCTGGTGAATAAGGGCGACATCTTATTGACCCAGAAGTCCTCCATCGCCGCTTTAGCCGACGCCCTGTTGTTTTGCTGCTTCAGACCCACGTACGCGCCCACCAGTGCGGGTGGTACTCCAAAGACGCCACAAATTCTTGCCTCGAACTGCTGCCGAAGCTCGCTGGATTCGATCTCGTCGAGACCCGCGCCGACCTTTTCGTACTTCGAGCCATTCTGTAGCACGGCTGGCCCACCACCCGCACCGCGCCGTCCGTAGCGGGCCATCCACTGCTGCTGTGTCTGGGTCATCTGATCGTCGCCCATCACGCCTGGCACCGAGATGATTCCGCTCGGCTGTCCGCCACCTGCAAAGAACGAGCGCACGAAGTCGGTCTGAGCGGTATCAGCGTCCACCGAGCCCAAAGCTACTAACAACGGCGGCAGTCCGCCCCAGGGGTTAGTGATGTCGTACGCGCGTCGCACCAGCATCTTCTCAGGCGGGATGAACTTGCGCCTGCCGGTCTGCGGGTCATTCCACTCATATTCGATAAGCACGCCGTCATGGGTCACACGCGGCGTGACCTTCGCAGGATTCAGCGGCCAGATGGCAACTGGCAGTCCGAGGTCACTGCGCTCGATCTCCGCGTAGAAGATACCCGCAATATGTTCGGACACGATCCACGCCCTTCTAAAATCGATTTCGTCCATGAGGTCGTTCGGGCGCGCTAGGAGCGCACTGAGCGGGTGCGCGGCGAGATGGTTGGCATTCCAGTCGACCCACTCGCCTTTGGCGTTGCGCTGCTGGATAGTGAGCACAGGATCCATGCTGGCATCCGCGATCTTTTCCACGCAGCTGTACACCAACTCATTCCGGCGCTGCCACTCAAGCAGCGCGGCAGTGTCGTGCGCAGGTCGTTTAGCGCGCCCCTGCACGCCAGTGCGCATGATGGTCGTGCGCGATTCGAGCGCCGTGCCTTCACGTACCGCCTTGAAGAACTCAAGCTGGCGCTCACTGCGCTCCTGCCGCGAAAGTGCCATGATGTTGTCAGACATAATCCGTACGCTCCTTAAAACCGAATCCACTGCGCTATCAGTGCCGCTAGATAGTTGTATGCGCCCGCTGCCGCGTCGACCTGGTCATCATGCTTGCCGGAAGGGAAGCTGGTGTGCTCAGTGATGAAAGTCCCATTCCAGACGCCCGCCAGTAGCGCGATGTTGCCCGCCTGTTGCTGCGAGCTATACGCACTGGCGCGCACCTTCTTGTCGCCAGTCTCTCGCTCCGTATCAACACTGAAGCCGTTTAGTAATCGTATGAAGGCGGCTGCGGCATCCACGCCCGCTGCGCCAGGATCCTGCACGCCGCGCACATGGACGTGCCCATAGGTAATGCGGTCGAGTTCGGCGGTCTGCCGGATGATGTCGTCACGCGCGGCACCGCCCCACTGCCCGCGAACCACGTCCACGATGAAGTAGCTGCTGTCGGGTGCTAGTGCCATAAGAACGCCCACGGTGTAGTCACCGCCGCCGTCAGTCGCAGCAGTGTCCCATCTCCTAACGAACTGGCAGCCATTGGGTAGCGCATGCGCAATCTTGAACTTGTCGCGCAGGAACATCGTGCCAGTGGAAGGCGTCGGGTTGCCCTGGTAGAGAGCGTCCCACGCACGCGGCCCCTCAGTGGCGGTCAGTACCGCCTTAATGCGGATCAGGTCGTCGACGTCGAAGCGGCGCGGCTCTAAGGCTTCACCAAGCGCCCGCCCAAATGGATCGTTCGCAGGGTCTTCGCAAATAGCAGGCAGGTTAACGACGTCCCACTTCTCACCACCCGCGCTCATCTCGTCGACGAGCGTGCCGACCAAGTCGTCCTCATGCCAGCGCGTCATCACGATGATGATTGCGGCGTTCGGCTGGAGGCGTGTGTAAAGCGATTCGCGGTATGCGGCGATGATCTGCTTGCGAATCGTTTCACTGTCGGCTTCAGCGCGGTCTTTGACCGGGTCGTCGATGATGATTAGGTCAGCCGGCTTGCCGGTAATGCCCGCGCGAATACCGCGCGCGCGGAAGCCTCCGCCCGCCAGTGTTGCCCAGTTGGTAATGGACTTGCTGTCGCCCGCCAGTGGTATGAGGTCGAGCGCCAGGTTGCGTGCCGGGCGGCTGATGGTTTCCGCAGCGTGTTCCTGGTTATACGCGGTGACAAGCACCCGCATCTTCGGGTTAGCCTGCAGCCGGTACACCGGGTAGTGCACAGAGACCATGTTGGTCTTGCCGTGCTGTGGAGGCGTTGAAATGATGAGGCGCTTGATTTCGCCCGACGTGACCTTGTCGAGCTTCTCCTGCAGGAGTTCGAGATGCCGCCAGCTCCAGTCGAATTCGGGTGAGGTCGCATCGAGCCACTGACGGAACTTGCGGTGTGGACGGACAGAGGGTGCCGAGCGCGCTTTTCGTTTCGCGTGCTCGATCTTATCCGCCGTCGGCCACAGGTGCGTCATCCGCACCGAGGGCGGCAGCGAGCTGACTGATGTCGAGCTTAATCCCATCGGTCTCCGCCTGCGCGAGCTTCATCCACTCCAGTAAGTCTTTGTTCGTGATCAGCGTGCCGTCTGCCGTTGTCATCTGGCGCACGACGCGCTTCGCCAGCCGCAGTCTTTCGGCTCTGCTGGCGATGCCCATCATCAAAGTCAGGCGGTCAACTTCGGCAGAGAACTCCTCATCCGCCATCCAAGAGCGCACAGTTCGATCAGCCACGCCGATTTCTTTGGCTACATCAACCTGGGTGTGTCCGTCTGCTAGCAGGATGGCAGCCTGCGATTTGTTTTCAGTCCACTTAAATCCGGATGCCATTAGGATTCATCTCCTTGCTCACTGCGCGTCTTCAGTGCGTCTTTTGCGCGCTCCACCTGCGCCTCCTCAATCACGAGGACGTCGCCTGACACGTTGGCATCAGCGTCTATCGTACCGTCGTTGATCAGCCGCATGACGTCATCCGCATCGCACCCTAAGTGATGTGCGACGTAGCCGATGCTGTAGTAGCGTTGTGCTGACATGCTGACCTCCACTTAGACCGCGCGAATTACGAATCCGATTACGCCGCCTGAATTCGTGGCTCCTTGAAGGCGAATCTCGACTCGACCCTGCTGGATGCCGGAGCCGGGGTTGAGAATGGATTCGAGTCCCTCGCAAACTAG